CTGCAACGACCACGATATTTTTTCTCTCGATACAAATAAAAACTGCAACCGTGGGTGATGTATGGCACGGAATACCCACAGGGGCACACTGTCAGAGGGTGAACGCCTTGCCATACTTGAAACGTACAGGGCAGGTGGTCACACATATCAACAGCTGGCAGATGAATATGGTGTACACAAATCTACCATCAGTAGAATAGTCAAAGGGCAGAATAAGAAACTGCAGCGTGCAGAGCAGACCCAGACCACAGCTACACCTGCACAGACAGTAGTAGAGTCACATGCAGGGGTAGAACATGACCCACTGCTATTCAGACAGGCAAAACTACTAGAGATAGCACAGGATATACAGGCAACACGTGACAGAGGTAGTCAACATGCCCTGCCCCAGTTCCATAGACTGCACCTGCAGGTACATGATGAATGGGTACAGATGAAACGTGATGCAGAGGAACTAGATGGTGTGACAAATCCTGATGACCTACTACGTACCATTGCAATGACAGTGAATGGTCTACCACCCATACTAAAGGACAAACTGATAGACATGCTGTCAGGGCAGATACTCACAGTCTATGATGGTGGTGCATCTTGAATCTGTCTGCACTTGCCAGTATTGCACGTACTGCAGGCAGACTGACTGCAGATGCAGAACAGAACCCACTGCGCTACTGGAAACCTACACAGATACAAAAGGATGTACTAGAGGATACCAGTCAGATAGTCCTATTCAGAGCAGGGAACCAGATAGGAAAAACTGTGTGTGGTGCATTTGACACCATCTGCAGATGTCTAGGTATGCACCCATACAAACCAGTACCACCACCACCCATAGAGGCATGGGTAATCTGTCATTCATGGGAACAGTCCAGAACCATCATGGGCAAGTTCCATGACCTTGTACCAAAACATGAACTGCACCCATCAGTAGAGTTTGCAAGGGGTAAAGGTTACAGGGGTACTGGTGCACCCATTGTCAGATTCAAAAATGGGTCACTGGTACGTTTTAAGACCACAAATCAGGGTACTTTGGGAATAGCCTCAGGAACGGTTGACCATATTTGGTCGGACGAACCCCCCCCACCTGACCTGTTCGGAGAGTTAAAAGCCAGAACCACCCGTACAAAGGGCACTATGTTGTTCACACTGACACCTATAGGTGCACCTGTGGACTGGTTAAAAAATCTAGTAAAGGATGGAATAGTCAAAGAACACGTAGGTATCATGAATGTAGAGAACTGTACTCCACTGGGCTGCAGACCCCTGATGTCAGAGGCAGATATAGAATCATTGCGCATGTCCTACCTGCCCCTAGACCGTGACGTACGTATGAATGGTGACTGGGATGGGGGCATACCAGAGGGTCGCATATTCGAACAGTTTACAGATGACCTGATTTCAGACCTGACACCAAAACCTGACAGACAGTACATCTGGTCAATAGGCATAGACCACGGTCATGACATAGCATCACAGGTTGCTATATTGACAGCAGTAGACGTGACAGAACGTGACAAACCTATAGTATATGTAGTAGATGAATATGTAGCATCTGGTGCATCTGCAGAAATACATGCAAAATCAATCATTGCAATGATAAAACGTAACGGTCTAGATGTGGCACACATTCACAGGTGGACAGGTGACAGGTCACATGGTGGTTCAAAAAACAATGGGGGTAGAATGTCAAACACGATGCTGATGGCAGCATTTGCCCACGTGCTACACTACCCAAAAGGTAAGTTACCATTTAGAATCAGAACTGCCTACAAACCGAAATACAGTGTGTACTATGGATGCAGTGCCCTACATGAACTGATGTGTGCAGGCAGATTCCAAATATTTCCACGTGCAGAACGTACCATCAAATCACTCAAATACTGGGCAATGAAATCAAATGGTGGTATGGATGTCATGAGTGAGTGGAAACACTGCATAGATGGTCTACGATATGCTACAATGGGCATCATAGACCAACAATATAGAGCACCAAAACAATCCAAAATCAGTAGGTGAAAACAATGTACAAAGACACACAAATACCTGCCATGCCTATGCAACCAAATCAGGCTACACAACGTAGGATAGAACACAGTGGGCTACGTAGACGTATGCTATGTGGGCAGTGGTTGCAGGACCTGATAGACGAAATCAGTCAACACATACCAGAGTCTAGACAGGCTGCATGGGGTGTACCTGATATGTCATCAAACATATTCAAAGCATCTGTAGATGCTCTGTGTGGTCTTTATGTAGAACCACCTACAATCAGTGTGACAGAGACTGCAGGACAGTCTGCAGAGGGTCTAGTGGGGCGTGAGGGTCTGGTAAACAGTGCAGGTCTATGGTCTATGATGCAAAAAGTACAGTACTACACACTGGGCATGAATGAATGTTTCATACGTGTAGACATGACAGATGATGGTCAGGGTCTGTTGTATCGTATTGTAACAGTAGACATGGTAGATGCAGAGGCATCAGCTGGTGACCCATCTAGACCCCACACGATAAAAGAAATGAGACTACGATACTGTCATGAATGCAATAAACATGAATGGACAGTAGACCATCTGTCAATCAAAGACCCACAGAACCCGGTCTATGAAATATACACAGTGAATCAAAATGGTGAACGTGCAGATGACGTGACACAAAAGTACTTGGGGCAGGCACAGTCTGGTGCAGCATATCCATACAGAGACAGTGCGGGTGAACCTTTTCTACCATACAGTCTGTATCATTCAGAAATACATGGGCATCTGTTTGACGCATATGCAAACCGTGAGGTAGTCATGGGGGCATTAAATGCTGCAGTCCTGTACACATATTTTTTACATTTGTGCAGGGACTGCAGCCACCCACAACGCTATCTGATGGGGGCTACCCTTGCAGGTCTAGATACCTTTGACAACAATATAGAGGCACGTAGACAGGCTATTGCATCAGACCCTGCATCTATCCTAGTCTTTACCCCAGACCCAGACCTGCAGGCAGGACAGCAGCCCCAGATAGGTCAGTACCAGGCAGGTGGTGATGTAGGGCAGATGCTAGAATCTATCACAGTCTATGAACGTCGTATCAGTTCATACATGGGTATCAACCCTGCAGACGTGCAGAAAATGTCTGGTGACCCACGTAGTGGGTATGCAATCGCAATCAGTCGCAGTAGTCTACGTGAATCACAAAGGAAATATGCACCTGCATTCAGACGTGCAGATGTAGAGACACTAGAAATCAGTGCAAAAATATCAAACAGATACATGAACACATCATACCCAGAAACAGGGTACAGAGTAGAATACCATGCAATACCTTTAAGCCCCCAGGAATCAAAAGAACAAAGGGAAAACATGCTATCACTACTGCAGGCAGGTTTGATTTCAAAAGTAGATGCAATGAAAATACTGCATCCTGATTTTGATGACACAGATGCAAAACGTGAACTACTGAAAATACAAAATGACAATCTATCATTCTAACAACACAGACAAAGGGAAAACAAATGTCAAATACAATCACACATGAGGGTGTAGAGTACATTCTAAAATCACACGTAGATGAAATAGTCAGACAGAGGATTGCAAAATACTCTGAAAAACTCACTACTGCAGAATCACGTCTGTCAGAATACCAGTCAAAACTAGATGAGGCATCTGCCAAAATAGGTCTAGTAGACAACCTGACCCAGCAGGTAGAATCACTGCAGGGTGAACTGACCACAGCTAACAGTAGATATGAACGTCACACTGTCATCAGTCAATACGGTATCACTGACAATGGTGTACGTGATGCAGTAGAGTGGGCATATGAACGTGAAATGTCAGGACGTGCCAAAAAGGATAGACAGGCACTGGGTGACTGGATGCAGACCATTCATCAGAACCCAGACAGTGCACCAGCTGTACTACGTCCATTCATATCTGCACCACAGGCATCAGAGCAGACAGAACAGGCTGCACAACCACAGATGCAGCAGCAGATGCAGCAGCAGATGCCACAGATGCAGCAGCAACCACAGATGCCACAGACCCAAATGCAGACCCCACCACCTGTAGCCCCTGCATCAAACAATGGTGTAGCTGCACAGACTGGTGCACCTGTACCAGATAACATTTTGCAACGTGCATCAGACCCTGCATTTTTTGCCCAAAATAGAGAGGCTATCAGACAGGCATACTATGCACAGACTGGTAAATCTGAATCACCATTCAAGTTCTAGAGGTGACAGATGGGTACATTTCTATTCAGTGATGGTGCAGGTGTACCATCACGACATGACTTTACAAATCAAAACAGTATTGTAGTGACACATGGTCTAGGGTACACCCCTGCAGTCTGGATAGTCATAGATGGTGTCCAGGTCTATGGTCAGGTGACGTATAACAATGTTCTGACGTTCACTGTCACATTTCAGACAACAGAAACTGGGGTGATATATTACAGATGACTGTAGCCCAGTCACAGATTCACAAAACACATAGAGGTTCCAAACATGGCACAAAGATTTCTAGCCCCAGAGGTAACATTTGAGGGCATTATCAAACAAAAGGGTACTGTATCTAACGATGAACACTTGATTACACGTGGGTACCTGCACAGTAATGTAATTAATGCAATCCATTCTGACAGTGCAAACTATGCAAGTGTAGTAGCAGAGGGTGGTGTTAACAAACTTAAGATTGACCCACTGACTATCACCAGTGTCACAGTCAACAGCTCACAGGCAAACCTTGCAGCATTCATTTCAAATGTGTACACAGGTAGCAACTTTCAAGAAGGTGACATTGTATTCTTGACTACCCCCTCACCTACAGAGGCATACATTCACAATGGTGGTTCTGCAGGTACTGCTGCAGACTGGGAACTGGTAAACAGTGGTTTGTCTGATGCACAGATTCGTTCAAAACTGTCTGCATCATCAGGTATCAACTATGACAGCAGCACAGGTGCATTCACTGCTGATCAGGCAGAGATTAAAGCATTTTTCTCTGCAGGTACTGGTTTGTCATACTCTGATGGTCAGTTCTCATTGAATGCCACGTCAGATCAAATTACAGAGGGGTCTAACAACCTTTTCTATGCAGATAGTTTAGTAGACAGTCATTTGTCTGGTGGTGCTGGTATCACCTACAATGCAGGGGCTATCTCATTTTCAGGGGATACGGACGACGTCCCAGAGGGTGCCGCCCTATATTTCACGAATGCAAGGGCACAAGCAGCATTCAGTGTTGCATCTGCAGGTGTAAATGATGTACAACTGTTGACAAAATCTGCAGGTGTTTTGTCTGTATTGTTATCTGATGTATTCAATGAGTTTTCTGCAGGTACTGGTTTGTCATTTGATGGTGGTGAATACAGCCTGAATGCAAACACAGACAACATCACACAGGCTGCAGGTGCTACTAACAAATTCTATGCAGATAGTTTGGTAGATGCACATTTGTCTGGTGGTACTGGTATTAACTACAATGCTGGTGTAATCTCATTTTCAGGTTCCACGTCAGACGTGTCAGAGGGTAGCAACCTATATTTCACCACCGCTAGGGCACAAGCAGCTATCAGTGCAGACCCTGCTGCAGACAACTTGATCACTGTTGCAGATGGTGAGATTTTATTATCTGCCTCTGATTTGCGTGTAGAGTTTACTAGTCAGTCATTGACTGCAAACACTGGTTTAAACTTGACACACAATCTGGGTAAACGTGTAGTACATGTTACTGCTATGGATTCAGATGGTAATGACATTGTATTACAAAAGGTTTACAGTAGTACATCAGTGGTACAGGTTACATCTTCTGTAGCCCTGACAGGTGTAGTGATTGCAGTATCAATCTAATACAATCCCCCACAACACCTAGAACCCCCGTGTGTATCCCCATCACATGGGGGTTCTTTTATTTAGTTTTGATGATGGATAGATGCAGGTCTGCAGTACCAGACTGGGTCACCACCAGTAGGGTTCTGTTTGACTGTTTACCCTGTTCCATAGGTAGATTCATCATGTTATTTGCAGGTACAAATGCATATGCATTAATGTCTGCACCAGAGCTAGATGACCCCATAGTATCACCAGCACTACCTACATTTGTATAAAACAGTGCAGCAGTAGAACCAAAACTGACAGACGTGCAATCACGTGGCAGTGTGATTTGTACTGCAGTGGTGGTCACGTTCTCTACAGTCTCTATTCTGGGGTAGTTATTTGTATCTGTGTAGTCATATGTAGACATGGTGTATCCCTTTGCAAATGGTTTGAATGACAGATACTGTCATTGTACACAATGTTAACACATTTTGAGATAGAATACACACAGACTACATGACTGCATATGCAGTAGGGAGCTGGTCATACATCGGATAGGTTCACAACCGTTAACAGTGCAATAGTCCGTTCTAGATACACACTATTAAATACTCTATCCATAGGTAAAATAAAATGACTACATATGCAGATTTAGGCAATCTACGACTTGCCGCTATGATTGAAAATGAGGTACGTGCTATTCTTGCAGACACTGCCTCTATCCGTAACTCTGGTGCACTCCTTTTCGCTGGGGACGTCGCTGGTGTCGGCTCTAAAGTTTTAAGAATGCGCTATGCAAACTGGGGTGCTGCTACACCATTTGCTACTGCTACTGATGGTGTAGATGTATCTGCATCTACTTTGACCCCATCTACTGCAGACATCACGATCGGGAGGTCTGCACTACGTTACGACATCACCGATTTAGCCGCTATGACCGGACTAGGTTTAGACATCGACCCATTCAGCATTGCACAGAAAATGTCTATGTCTGCTGAGGCACGTATCAATGCAATCATTTGTGCTACATTTGCCAGTGCATCAAACAGTGTAGGTACATCTGGTGTGGACATGTCTGTAGATGATTTCTATGACGCTATGTTCCAGTTAGAATCAGAAGATAATGATGGACAGTTTTACTGTGTATTGCATCCACAACAGTTATCAGATTTGCGTGACAGTTTGCGTTCTGAATCAAACAATGCACTTGCATTCAGCCCTGCTACAGAGGACATGTTGATGGCAAAGGGTCAAGGTTATGCAGGTCGTTTTGGTGGTGTTGAGATTTTCAAATCATCATATGTTGAGGAATCTGCAGGCAACAAAATCGGTGCTATGATGTCACGTGGTGGTGTTGCATATGCAGTAGGTACACCACGTCCACTTGCAGGTGCAGGTGTTGAGATTCGTCCTGCAGGTACGCCTGTTGTCGTCGCCTTCCAACGTGACGAGAGTGCCGGTTTGACCGAGGTTATGGGGCATCTATACTGCGGGGCTGCCTTGACAGAGGATGCACGCATTGTCAAAATCGTGACTGATGCCTAAAAGGTTTCATGGGTGCACTGGGTCTTAATCCCTTTGTACCCTGCACCCATGACCCTACGGGGTCATGTGGTGTAGTCACAAATCAAAACAACATTCATACAAAGGGAAAAAAGATATGAGTACAACATACACACCTACATCCTGGACAGGAACCAGACAACAAACTGCACCACGTTTGAATGTCAAACCAAATGCACCTTTTTATCTGCTGCATTCACCATTTGCATGGGAACTAGCACAGATAGATGAACAGTGGGTATGGTTGCCCCAGTTTGGTAGTCTGAATGAGATTGCAGGGGTAAATGGTGTAGAGGACACACCACAGGGTCCTGATAGCTCACTGTCACGCATGAAACTGATGGAAAATGGGCAGACTGTCATAGATAGAGAGTTCGGTTACATCTCACGATATGAGACAAAGTATGGTGGGTATCACTACAGATTGAGATGGGACGTACCAAAACAGATAGGTAACAAGGTATTTTGGAATACAGATACAGATGCATACAATGAATGGAGACTGTCACTGGTAGAGATGGGTGTAATAGCACCACCAGAGGCAGAGGTAGTTCTATCAAAGCAGCATCTACTTGACAGAAAAATCGACAGGAAACTAAAGTTTCAACACATACCAGAGGTGAAAAAAGAACTGGATGAACTGTATGCACTGAAAAAACGAATGCAGACAGCTTATGATGCAATCCATTCTACACCTGACCAAAATGAATCAAAAGCAAAGACAACCAAAACACGCAAAAAGGGGTGATACATGCCTAGTAAAGAACAGGTAGACAGAGTGTCAGAGAAACTGTACAGAGAACAGAAACAGTCAGGGCGCAATGTATCACGTGAGGCAGTGCGTGCAGAGGTTGTCAAACGTGCACAACGCATTGACAAAAGGTCAAAATAACAAAACACCAGAGGTGACACATGGCATATAACGGTAAACCATTTTTCAAAATTCCACGACCAGTACTACTTGCAGGTGGGGTAGAATCACAGACTATTTCAGGCAATATCACTTTATCTGATAAAGATAGTTTGTTTCAGATTATTGATGGGGGTGGTTCTACACGTAATGTGACTCTACCACCTGAAAAAAATGGACGTGTATACTGTATTTGGAATAATGGCAGTACAAATGATTTAGCAATCAAAGACGATGCAGCAGGTGGTGTGATTACACTGGCACCAAATGAGGTAGTAGTTTTAGTTTGTGATGATACTGTGTGGTATCCCATCATCAACGTAAACAACTTGTAATAGGTGACACGTGGCAACAGAACGCATCTATAGCCCCAGAATCAGAATACATGAGGTACTAGAACGTGCTAGAGGTTGTACTGTAGATTTACCCATCTATAGAGACAATGCACTAGTATCACCCACCTCTGCCTATTTCAAACTGGTAGACCCAGAGGGTAATGACGTGATAGCACGTACCTCTGTGTCTGTGGTTGCAAATGTTGCTACATATTCTATCAGTCCCTCAGAGCTGCCTGCATCACTGCGTTTATCAGATGGGTACATGCAGTTCTGGGAACTGATTATAGAGGGGGTCACCCACACGTTCAAAAAACCCAGTGCTATCTGTTTGTCTGCCCTGTATCCTGTCATCAGTGACCTAGATTTAGAGGCAGAGTACAGTGACCTAGCATCTATCAGACCCAGTAGTTTAGGTAGCAGCTATCAAACATACATAGATGAGGCATGGGTACAGCTGATTCAACGTATCAGAGATTTAGGTAACATTGAGTATCTAATCATGTCACCCCAGTCACTACGTGCAGCACATAAAAATCTGACGTTCTATCTGATTTTCAAAGACATGGATTCATCAGGTCTAGGTGAGGGTAGATATTTAGACCTGGCTAGAGAACATAGAAAACAGTTTGAGTTTGATTTCAAACGTCTAAAGTTTACCTATGATATGAATCAGGATGGCAGGGCAGACAATGAGAACCATAGACGTGCTGCACTAGGTGTCATCTACACGTCTGCACCACCTACATGGTACAAGAGGTACTAGATGTCTGCTGTATCTCTATCCACTATCAGACAGAGGTTTGCAACGGCTATCAATACCCTATCAGGTTTTGATGAGTCACGTAACCCCTATGATGGTTATGGTAGGTCACCAAATACCATAGCTCACAAACGTTTCAGTGTGGGTATAGGTACAGTGGCAAGTAGAGAGGATGACAGGCAGCGACGTGCAGCAGGGGTCATGACAGACACATCAGTATCAGTCAGGTTTGCATTCAGAATCAGACCAAAAGACCAGATAGATTCATATGACGATGCACTAGATGCTGCAGAACAGGTCATAGAGAAAATTACAAACCGTTCAACACCATTACATGACAGCTTGCAAATCAGATTTGCAGGACTTGACAATGAACTTGCAGACAGTGGTGAATGGTGTACACTGAATCTGACATTTACAGTTTTACATTATATTCAACTAACATAACCAGAGGTATATCATGAGTGATAGTTTAGTAGTCGGTACAAGGCGTGATGGTAAAATCACAATCACAGATGGGGCAGCATCTGCCTATGAGGTCAGTTTTGAGGTGGGTGATTTCAGTGCATCAGAACCACTTGCAGACCGTGTAGTAATACGTGACAGGGGTGCTATCGTAGGTCTACGAAAAGGTGATGACCCAGTAATCACATTTTCATTCAGTGTACACATGCGTTCATTGACAGACACCACTGCAGACAACCTGATGGACAGAATCTATAACCGTGGTATTCATGCAGGTGGTTTGACATCTACTGGTGGTGATGGTTTTGAACAGTTCCTACAGACTGTTGCATTTGAATGTGACACCAGTGCAGTAGGGTCTGGGAAAACATACACGGCTACCTACAGTAAATGCATTCTAGAGGTTACAAACCTGTCAGAATCTGCAGATGGTAATACTATCGAGGTATCTGGTGAATGCTACGCAGGTGTAGCATATGCACAGACCTAATAACATTGCATAACATTTCATAGACTTAAGGGGGTCAATATGAAAATTACACTGACTACATTTGGTGAACTAGAATGTACACTACCATCACTGTCTACCTGTTTTGACATCATATCACAATGGTCTGATGAACAGAGTAGGTCAGTGACTGGTAGACTGTGTGCCATTGCTATCTGTCTCTGTGCAGAGGACAAACGTCTACCAAAACAGAGACACGTGACAAACACTATAGACTATGGTTCAAAATGTCTAGATACACTACTGGGTGCAGATGTGCCAGTATCCCAGATTCTAGAATCTGGTATGCAGTGTATAGGTCTGATGGCAGGTGCACTACCATCATCAGTAGAGGTTGCAGACACTGAAAATTTTACAGAACCACCAGAGCAGGAAATGTAGAACGACAGGCATTTGCCATATCTAGATTCTGGGGACGTGACCCAGACTGGTATTCTAGTCTGTCAACTGATTTGCAAGCACGTTTGTATGTAGACTACATGATGTGCCATGAATCAAAGAAAACTGCAGACACAAAGAATACACAGGCAAAACTAGATAGAATCAAACGATGGGCAGATAAATGACGACACTACGATATGGTAAAGGCAAAGGGTCAGTAGAGATAACAGGCAAAGACCGTGACATGTTCCTAGAAATCATCAGGGCAGCAGACCCTATTGTAGTCAAAGTTCTAGAAGATACCACAAAAAAACTAGCTAAAAATAGTGAAAAACAGTGGCTAGTCAGACAGGCAAAATATGGTGAATCACAGGGGTCAAAGTTCATGCACAAAACTGGTATCAGAATCAGACCCCCATATACCATAGAGGCATTTGTAGAGAACACTGCACCTTATGCATGGGCTATCAAGGTGGGCAGGGAATCTACCACAAACATCAGACAGGGTAAACGCCTTGCAGATGTGGTTCTGTGGTCACCTGCAAAGAAAAGTGTACAAAAGGTGCTGCAGCAGATTGCAGAGGCAACTGTCAAACGTATCAGGGGCATGTAATGACAGACTATGTCACTAGATTGAATGACAGGGTGTATTCATGGTGTCTATTCACCTGTATAGTCTGCATTGTGATATGGTGTGTATTATCAGAGGTGAGACATGGCAGGTGACGTCAACAAGTCAGTAAACATCAGTTTTAATGCATCCACACAGAATCTAGAAAAGAATCTGAAAAAGATACCCAATATCACAGATGCACAGGCATCAAAGGCAGCAAAGGAACTGGGTAAAAACTTTGATAAAATGGACAAATCCGCTGCCAAAACTAGCAAGTCCATATCTGCAAAAATGAAAAAACTGGGTAAATCATTTGCAGCAGTGGGTGCAGCAGTGGCAGCAACAGGGGCTGCAGCAGTAGCATTTGGTCAGCAGATGGCAGACCTGACAAATGAACTAGTAGATGCATCCACCAAATCAGGTATAGCAGTAGATACACTGGCCGGTCTACGACTAGCAGCAGAGGGTTCTGGTCTAGCATTTGCAAATCTAGAGGGTGGTCTAATCAAGTTTCAGAGTGCAATGGACTCTGCAAACATGGGTAGTAAACTGACTGCAGATGCATTCAAATCACTGGGTGTAGATGTTGCAGATGCAGATGGTAATCTACGTGATGCAGATACTGTATTCAATGAGGCAGTCAGGTCACTAGGTCAACTGGAAAACACCACAGAACGCAATGCAAAGGCTATGATTTTGTTTGGTCGGTCTGGTGGTGCTAGTCTGATACAATCTGGTGCACTTGACAATCTAGAGGCTATGAAAAATCTAGCTACAGAGTTTGGTATCAGTGTAGAACAGGATGCTGTAGCATCTATGGCAACATTTCAGAGAAAAATGGCAGAGTTCGGTACAGTAGGTGTGGGTACTCTGCAGTCTGTATTTGATGCAGTAGCAGGTAAAAACAGTCTAAACATGGGTATAGAGTTTGCTACAAAATCAGTCATATTTCTAGGGTCAGTCACAAAGGATGTACTAGGTGTAGTAGGTCAGTCATTTGAAAACATTTTTATACTGGGACAGGCTGCATATCTAGCAATGACAGGTGAGGTAGACCGTGCCCAGGTTTTACTAAGAGACAATGCACGTGAACTAGATACTGCCTACACAAATCTAGGTAGTACATTTACACGTGCATCAGATGAGGTAGCCCGGTTTGAAGAACTGTCAGCAGCATCTACTGCCCCTGCCAAAATGACACAGACTGCAGATGCAACACGTACTGCAGCTGATGAAATGAACAAACTGAATGAGGCTGCAAAAAAGGTACAGGAAAACATCAACAGTGTTACAGAGGCAGTCAGTGATGTGATTCTACAAAACGTAGAACTAGAGGAACAGGTAGCAGACAGACTGACACCAGAGTATGAAAAACAGGTACAACAGATACAGGAACTGGGACAGGCTATATCTGCACAAATCAACAGCATAGAACGTGAGGCTGATGTATTACTAGATGCAGCAAATGCCCGTGAACTGAGTGTACAGGAAACAGAGCAGCTATATTTATTACTAGAGGAACAGGGCAGACTAGAGGCAACTGCAGCAGAGAACAGACTACAGGAACGTAAAGAACTAGCAGCCCTAGATGCAGAGGTACAAAAGAAAAAACTAGAGGACATTGACAAACGTGCAAAGGCAGAAAAGGATGCACAGGATGACATCATACGTAGTCAGCAGGATGCTATCAACCGTGTTGCAGATGTGGGTAGTAATTTTGTAAATGTCATTACAGCACTATCAGACCTGATGTCAGTAGCGCATGAACATCAGATAGAACAGTTTAGAACACGTGCAGATGATGAACAGGCAGCTATAGACAAAATGGTAAAGGATGGTGTCATCAGTGCACAACAGGCTGCAGAACATAAAGCATCTATAGAAAAGGGATACCAGCAGCAGGTGCAGGAACTCAAAATGAAAGAGTTTAAACTGGGTCAGACTGCTGCACTAGCAGACATTGCATTCAGTACTGCAAAGGCAGTAGCACAGGCATTAGCACTGCCACCTGTGGCACGTGGTGCAACCATTGCTGCAGTTCTAGCTGCATCTGGTCTACAGACAGCTGCAGTCATGGCACAATCACCACCTAAGTTTGATGTAGGTGGTATGGTCGGTTCAAATGACAGTGCACCTGATGTAGTGCAGGCAAATCTATTGAGTGGTGAGGCAGTACTAGACAGGTCTACTGTATCTGCACTGGGTGGTGCAGAGGGTGTACGTCGTTTGCAGTTTGGAGGCATACACCCATCAGGTGCACCCATCATCATTCAACCGTTCAAACATTTTGACAGATACACACGTGCAGTAGCACGAATGACCCCACGTAGAGTAGGGTCAGGGGCTTACTAACATGGCAGACATAACACCAAATCATCTACGTGGTTTCATTGCACCATTTAAGTTCACTAGTGACCACTACTGGTCATCAGAATCTAGTGTGACCCAGAATGGTGAATATGCAGGTATCCCTACATCAGACAGTGACCCTGACCTACAGCTAGTGACAAAGGGCACACAGACCCAGACTGTAGAGATTCAGACAAAACGTGCAGGACATGTGACTGACTATGCAGGTTTTGTCTGGAAATATGAAGGGGATGCAGCACACTATGGTGCAGAACCACCAAACAAAATCACAGACGTGCAGATGTTGCAGGCACAGTCTATCAATACATCATACACACCACGTAAGGCATTGAGACTGTCTACAGGTACTGTACTCATAGCAAATGAATATGTGACTGTGACTGATAATCAGGCACGTGTAGGTAGAATCAGTGTAGATGGTACATACAGTAGTGTCACCATAGATGAACAGTCTACCAGTAGCCTACTGTCTAACAGTAGATACCCTACCATCTGTGAACTATCAGATGGGTCTGTACTCTGTGCAGTGTGGGTGATTGACCCTGTCAAAAGTGTAGCCAACATTCACATACACAGGTCAGAGGACGATGGGCAGACCTTTGAACTGGTGTCTAGCAAGGCGATACCAGAAGATATAGATGTAGATGGTACGATAGGTGCAGGTAACAGTGGTTTTGATTTGCAACCACTTGCACTAGCTGCATCTACACACCAGGTACTGTTGATTGCAGGTCTGTATCTGCATGATAACTCTGTCAGTTTTGGTAGTAGAATCACCCAGTATGCATCATCAAATGGTGGTATGACCTTTGACTATGTTGATCAGGCAGAGGCATCAGATGGGTCACACTTTTATCTACCACAGGTAGTAGAACATAATGGTGTGTTCATCATAGGGTACATATCGAGTACAGACAGTGTAGATTTCACACGTATTGCAAATGCATATGACAGTGTGTTTGATGTACTGGGTATCATCCCTGCAGACAGTTTGACTGCATCCCTAGCAGTGGGTTCTGGTAATCGTCTGATAGGTGGTGACATCACCATGTCAAAAGACACAGACGGCCGGATGTATTTCTACGCTGCAAAATACAATGCAACATATCCAGGTGCACAGACACATGGTGCATATAGTGACCTTGCAGGTATAGGTGTAGAGGACTATGCATCAAAGTGGGAATACATGGGTGATGCTGCATCATTTGGTGCATCCACTGTCTATAACAACATTGTGACTGCAACTGGTGCAGGTATTATCAATCTAGAGGTATGTGCAGGACAGGGTGAACAGCTGCTGTTTTGTAACTGGAAAAATCAAGGCACAAACAGTCTAGCAGATAGTCTACTGGTGGTCAGTCTGGGTGTATGGAGTACACAACAGTATCCACGTCTGTCTGCATATCCTGATGACTATCAGTGGGGGTACAACAGTAGTGACTGGGTACCTGCAGACCTACCTGCACAGGGTGGTGTCTGGACACGTACAGTATCAGGTACACCAGTAGAGGCACTAGGTGGTGACCATATCACACTGACCTGTGCTGCAGCAGAGACTGTAGAATACAAGCAGACCATAACAGACAAAACAAATGGTGCACTGATTCACACAAAACTGTCAAATGTCTCTGGTGGGTCAGTCACACGTGGTACTGCATTTGGTGTACAGATTCAGACCCAGACTACTACAGACACATACTATGTGCAGGTAGTGGTAGGGTCAAACAGAATCCATGTGTATGACGTGCATGCAGGGTATGGGTCTCCTATAGCATCTGCAACAGGTCTGACATTGACAGATGGTGTGCAGATACTGTTGTACCTAGACAACAAAACAGGCGATGTATTTGTGAACTATGCACCTGCAGGGTCACCACTACAGTACACAGAACTGACAGGTACACTGACCACAGATACAAACACTACACAAGCAGTACACTGGGGTGTACCTACTGCACACACTGGGTCTGTAGTGTGTGATTATCATTTCTTTTCATATGGTGTAGGTGATGACAATGGTATAGAGTGGTCTAGAGGTGACACAAATGCACGACAGTATGCAGGCAGGGGATTTTTCACCACAGTTAAACAGGGTCTAGAACTGTCTACACTAGATGGTGCAGCACGTGAGGGTGATAGCTATACCATCAGACCCCAGTATGGTTCACCTGTGCAACGTGTACTGCACACAGTATCACCATCACCTGATGTAGGATGGAAAACAGACACAGTGACAGATGCAGATGTAGACCTAGTACCTGCACAGACCATTGCATTTATGATGAATGTGACCCTACAGGGTACTGCAGTCACCCATACAGAATCAGAGGCAACAGGGCTGCATCTGACCGGTATCAACTTTAAGCAGTTCGCAGTGGAAACACATAACGGTACAACATGGTCAAATGTTGCAACAGTTAACAACACAGTGAACGGTGCATCAGGTTTTGCATTCAGTAGAATAGGTGCTGCACTGACCAGTACTGCAGGTTCTGGTGTGTATCTACATCTGAATGAATGTGCAGGGTGGTCTGTACTGATAGATGATGGTGCAGGAAATGTTGTGCAACGTGTCGTAGAATCAAATGGGTCTGGTGTACTGGCAGCAACATCATCAAAACGTGCATATCTATCACTGGCAGGTGTCAAATCTACTGACCCTACATCAGGTACTGCATACCTGATACCATCTGCCTGCAGTGTGATTCTGAATGCAAGTGAATACACAGGGGTCAGAATAGTCATCACGTCCCAGAAAACTGCACAGGGACGTTTTGAAATAGGCACAATGGTCATGGGGTCTGTAGTCATCACATCACCCCAGTATGGACGTGGTCGCACTATTGCATTTGAATCAAATGTGATAGAATCAGACATGCCATCAGGGACACTGTACAGTCAACGACGTGGGGCAGGTGGTCGTATCATCAGAGTAGCCTGGACAGATGGTGTAGATACATCATCATTGTTTGCAGACCCTGCAGACCCTGACTATTATAATCTGTTTGCAGGTGACCCCATAGCAGCACGTGGTGATGCCCCTATGAATATGATGGGTCTGGTGCAGTATGTAGATGGGTCACGTGATGCAGTAGTGTATCTACCATCACTGCCAAAACTACCCAGTGCACACATCACACTGAATAGATACCATGAACACATGCTATGCACACTGGGCACTGACATGCAGATAGAACATGTCATAGGTGATGAGCTGCAGACAGATAATGCAGGTGAGGTATTCAGAGTGTCTACCATTCTACTACGTGAGGTCAGATAGATGTCAGATGTATATACACGTCATGAACTGATGGGTGCTAGACCTGTGTTCTGTGTGCAGTTTGATTTTGCAGGCAAAACACACAGGTACAGTACAGAGTACATCACACTGACTGCAGAGGATGGTGATGTGTATGAATACCTACCTACCATCAGAGATTTTGACTATACAGAGTCTGCACCAATATTGTCACCAGATGTAGAGGACAACATAGTGATGATGGGTCTAGTGCTGCAGGACGTGAACGTACTAGAACAGTGGGCACGTGGTATCACACTAGAGGGTACAAATGCAGAGTTTTTCTATGTTCTAACAAAGTATGAACAGGTGCAGCAGACCTACAGTCAGAGGGTCATACTGTACACAGGTACTATAGAATCACCCCAGATAGGTGACCCAGATGACCTAGACCAGTTTGTATCATTCAGTATTGAATCACCACCCTATGATGCATCAAATCTATTGCTAGATTCAAACAGATACATAGATGACAGATTCAGTACACGTAGTATAGACACTGCAGATGGAAAACCATACCCCATAGTTCTAGGGTCAGCTGGTTACAATGTACTACAGACAGAGGGTACACAGAAAAACATCTACGCACTACCTGCCTACTGTACAAAAGAGTATGACAGTCACAATGCTAGATTCATGATTGCAGGTCATGCAGTAGAGGCACAGAATGCAACTATACAGGATGACAACTATGAGACTGCAACAAAGGCAGTGCAGGTTGCAAATGATGGTAGGGGTAATGTCTATTCATATATCGAGATAGTCCCATCTGATAATGTTGCTATGCCAGGCTATACAGGTTCTGGTGACAGTAGACAGTGGTGGTTCTACCTAGATGGTGGTGGTTTACCAAATCAGTTTGGTGATGGTGACCTGTCACGTGGTGGGGACATCTGCAGGTGGGCACTGACCAAATCAGGTACACGTTTTGATGATGCTGCATGGGCAAACCTGTCAGTGATTCTGAATCAGTACAGTTTTGCAGGCTACATCACAGACCCAGAAATCACTGCATTTGAATGGTTACAGGCAAACATCATACCCCATCTGCCCATATCCGTTCATGTAGGTGCACGTGGTCTACGTCCCATACTGAATCAGATGTGGGCACTGACACACGTGTCTGCAGTCACGTCTATATCTATAGGAGATGATAAAGAATGTATACAAACCTCAGCTATCACATCTTTAAGAGACACCACAGACCTAGTCAACATTGTGACCCTACGATATGCCAAAAGAGGTCACGACCAGTCACACACAAACCTGTGCAGAATCACAGATGTGCCTGTAGAGTCCTACGACGTGCCAACAAACTACGCAAAAAAGAGTGTGAATCTATATGGTCACAAACCTGCAACCATAGAGGCAGACTACATCTATGACAGGGATACTGCAGTCAAGGTTGCTATGGATAAAGTCCGGTCAAACTGTCTACCTATGTACAGTGTCCAGGTAGCTGCTCCTGCAGAATTTGGATATCTACGTGTGGGTGACATTCTAGATGTGACCATAGAACGGTATTTTGTCATAGACAGACGTATGATAGTATCTGCAAAGGTATGGAGTGGTAACAGGTGGACATTCACACTGTTATTTGAATGATGACAGGACACGTCACAGACAGTGACAGTGACAGTGCACGTGGTATAGTAGGTGTATTATGATGATTTTTCTAGACAGGCAGCATCTGGGCAAACCAAACAGGTGGAATGATGAGGGTGCAGCAAATGCTGAGGTGACAGAAACCTATCTGACATCACAGTACATATTTCATGCAGAAAACCATCTACGAATGCAGGGGTATGATGTCTGTGTATTGACAGATGGGTGGTACACGTCCAGACATAGACGTGTGAATGACTACTGTGCAGACATAAATGGTAAATGTGTTTACGTCGCCTGCCATATTAATGCAGGCGGTGGGTCATATGCTGCATCATTCTATGACCACAGGTCTGCAGCTGGTAGTGGTCTAGCACATGCCATAAATCTACGTCTACTTAATGCATGTCCAGAACTGACAGATGCAAAGACATTACCTGCAAAACCTGATGACTGGACAAAAAACGCATATCACACCATCAGTGGAGTAGGTAAACCTGTTGCAGTGTGTTTTGAACCGTTATTTATAGACTGCCCTGACCATGCAGCACTGACCACACCAGAGGGTATCAGACGTGTAGGTGTAGCACTGGCAGAGGGTATACAGTATCATTTGGAAAACAGTTAAC